CGAGTGGTAATTGCGATGTGTAGTAGAGAGGTAGTAAATTTTTTTATAATTAAGGAGAAAGTGAAATGGCATTAAGCAAACAGCAACAAACCACACTTGGATCATTAGTGGTAATCGGAATATTCGGCGGATTAATTTATAGTGCTTCCGAACAGAAACACACCCCAACGGCAGTTATGGAGAACGCACCGTCTCTTCCTATTATCTTGCCGGTGGCCGAAGCACAGTTACCTCCTCTTATGGACGAGACTGTAACAACTGTATTGAATCAAGATTGGAGTGCGTTAGAACCTGATGGCATACCTCTATTAGAGATTGCTCCACTAGAAGATGCACCTCTTCCGCCATTAGTATCAATATAGTGACAACCCCCGAAAAGAAAGTAAAACAGAAAGTATGTGCCAAGCTTAAGGAACTTGGTGCATATTATTTCTATGCCTCAACAGGAGGATATGGGGCGAGTGGTGTCCCTGACATAGTCGCTTGTTATAAGGGAAACTTTATCGGGATAGAGTGTAAAGCAAATGGTAATACACCAACGGCTTTACAAAACAAACACTTATACGACATTAAAAAGGCACAAGGATATTCAATGGTCATTGATGAGACAGACATAGACGCATTAGAATTATTCTTAGGAACACTTTGAACGACAATGTAAATAAACCGGCACACTATACCAAACATAAATGGGAGGTAATAGAAATACTAGAAGAGTTCTTTCACAGCGAACCATTACTATGGCAGTGTGGGAAATATCTTTTGCGGTGCTTGTTTAAAAACAACCTAATAGAAGACCTAGAAAAAATGATATGGTATGCTAAAAGACGAATTGAAAAGGAAAAAAATGAACTCAAAACGAAAGGAAGAAGCCATTAAGTTGGTTAAAGAATGGCAAGAAAAACGACCTAACTTTAGTCGAACGAGATTATCACAAGCAACAGGAGTGCCTTACTCTACTCTTATAGAATTAGACAAAGAGGGACTGATAAAACTTCCTGAGAAAAGGCCGACTTCTAATTCTAGCACTTCGTGGAATAATGGTAGGGGAATGAAAAGTTGGCTGACGAAATAGACATAGCTAACGAAGATATACAGAAAAGACTAGAGGCTAGTCTTAAAACTATTGATACTAATATAACAAAGAATAATACAGGGAAATGTATTTGGTGTGGCACCAAAGTAGTAGATAAACGGAGGTGGTGTTCGGTTCATTGTCGAGACGAACATACACTATACGCAAATAAACTTTAAGGAGAACGAAATGGAAGTATGGAAACCAGACGAAGAACAAGATCTGCATGACATATCAGAAAGAGATATGACTGTATGGAAATATTTTGTTTACGCCATTGCATTTGGCGGTGCTGTATTTCTTATATTAGAATTGTTTGCTTGAAACTAATAAGCACAAAAAATAGAAAGTGTCATGTGTGTGGCTCTCCCGCTAAATTCTTTTTTGAGAAATGGTGGTGTACTCACGACATACACTTACAAGGCGTGTGCAAAAATAATAAAACGAAAGGAACAAAGTGCAAATAGTAACGCTTGACTTTGAAACATTTTACGCAAAAGGCTACGGTCTACGCAAGTACACAACAGAAGAATATATATTGCACCCACAGTTTCAAGTGATCGGGGTGGCAATTCAGATAGACAATGGTAAGCCCGTTTGGTATACCGGAGAACAAACATCAAAGGGAATTGATGCTATTGATTGGGGTAACACCATGTTGCTTTGTCATAACACGCAGTTTGACGGCGCAATACTTAAATGGGTATTCGGTAAACAACCGGTGGCTTACCTTGACACACTTTGCATGGCACGAGCCAAGCATGGAGTTGAGGCCGGAGGTTCACTTAAAGCATTAGCCGAGCGTTATCAAATAGGCGAGAAAGGAACGGAAGTCCTACAAGCATTAGGTATGCGACTCGAAGACTTTCCCGAACACCAACTGCGTCAATACGGCGAGTATTGTAAGAACGATGTGAAACTAACCTACGATCTATTTAAAATCCTATCTAAAGATTTTCCCCTCCCTGAAATAAAGTTGATTGATATTACTCTTAGAATGTTCATACTACCTATATTACGCGTCAATCAAAAACTATTAAAAGAAAGACTTAACGAACTTAAAGAAGAAAAGACCTCAATGTTAAAAGGGTTAATGGAAACCTTAGACTGTGATACCGAAGAGGCAGTCAGGAAGAAGTTAGCAAGTAACATACAGTTCGCTCAGATATTAGAAGACATGCACATCCCTGTGCCAATGAAAATATCCCCCACTACTGAAAAAGAAACTTATGCATTAGCTAAGACTGACGCGGGGTTTATTGCACTTCAAGAAAGTGATAACCCCGTGTTGCAAGAGTTATGCGCAGTAAGACTTGGTACTAAATCTACTATTGAAGAGACGCGTATACAACGCTTCATTGACATTGGCACACGCAACAATGGACTACTTCCCATACCACTTAAATACTATGGTGCTCATACAGGGCGTTGGGCGGGTTCAGACAAGGTAAACTTTCAGAACTTACCGAGCCGTGATGTTAAAAAGAAAGCTTTGAAGAACGCCATACTTCCCCCACCTAATCATGTAGTTATCAATGCAGACTCTTCACAAATCGAAGCTCGTATATTAGTCTGGTTAGCCGGACAGCACGATCAAGTAGAACTTTATCGACAGGGCAAAGATGTGTATTGTGACTTTGCCTCTCGTGTGTATAAGAAAACTATTACCAAGAAAGATAATAAAGAACGAGCTGTAGGTAAGACTTGCATACTTGGGTTAGGGTATGGCACTGGTCATATCAAGCTTAAGGGTGTGTTAAAACTAAATGCCGGTATTGAAGTAAATGAAATAGAAAGTAAACGACTGGTAAAACTGTATCGTGAAGTTAATCATGAGGTGGTTAAACTATGGGACGAATGCGACAGAGCGTTACAAGACATCGCATCATGGCCGGCAGATCGACTACCGTATTACTTAGGCTCAGGCAAATGTCTGTTAGTAGAACCTAAAGGGATTAAGTTACCTAATGGTCTATACATTACCTACCCTAATTTACAACGAGGCCAAGATGGGTTTGAGTATAAATCTAGACGAGGCACTATTAGTATATGGGGCGGTGCAGTAGTAGAGAATGTTGTGCAAGCGTTAGCTAGGATAGTAATAGGCGAACAAATGATACAGATTAATGAGAAGTATAGACCGGCACTAACAGTTCACGATGCGGTAGTGTGTGTAACGACAAAGGATACCGCCCAAGAAAGCTTAGACTACATTATGGGTATTATGAACACTACACCCGTCTGGGCACCGGACTTACCGATTGCATGTGAGGGCGCATTTGGAGATAGCTATGGAGAATGTTGATTTATATTGGGAAATTCCATATGTATCTGAGAACGCTAAAATGATACATGCAAAAGCTATTACCTCGGTAAAAAGGGATTGGGTACCTTATTATAATTTTAAAGCATTACCCGTACATGAGGATTGGATTTTAGATCCTTGGTGGAAAGAACTATACAAAGCCCACCCCTTTAAAGCCGGCATTATAAAATTAGAGCCTAATGTTTATTATGATTGGCATATAGACACAGATAGGGGAGTAGGAGTAAACTTACTTTTAAACCCTTGCAAAAGTTATTGTCTTTTTAATAAAGATTTTAAACGGGGTAAATCGTTAGATCAAGGGAATGTAACCGGTTCTTTTGTAGAGCTACAATATAAACCTAACACATATTATTTAGTTAATACCCAAGTAGCTCATACAGTTTATAATTTTGATACGACACGATATTTATTAACAGTAGATTTTGAAGAATATAAAGATAAATTAACGTATAATCAATTACTTGCAGAGGCAAAGCTAAGTAAATGGTGGGAAGTATAACTTTAGGAGAGTACAATGGCTGACATGATAGAGCATAGTAAGTTTATATCGGTACACGAACTAAAACAACAATGGGAAGATGAGCTCGTAGCAGAAGATGATGCAAAGATTAAAATGGGGCTCACTAAAAAATGTATGAATTGTCACAAAGCAGTCGTAAAATGTGATTGCATTGGGCATCAAGAAGATTTATCTTCTACTTATTGGGGCTACTGAAATGTTGGCAGAAGGACTTTTTGTCTTAACCGTCAGCCTATCAGGGAACTATAATGATTTGGAATTTGTAGGTTATTTTAATGATTGCCCTACAGCTATGCAATACTTTAAAGAAAATTGTTCAGAACATAAGGCGGCGAGCTGTACATTAAAAGAATATACTTTGATACCGCCTGACCATGTATCACCTAGTCAATTTGATTTTGACAGTTTAAGTGCCAATGAGTCAAGGAGTTGCGGATTTATTGGAGTCGATATGAGAACTTTTATTAAGGATAAATAATGCTACACGAAATGTATGATGGCCTTTTAATTATGGACCACTTTGATGATTGTATTATCGGGGTAGTGCGAGGGATTGATAATGAGGATAAGATTTGCTACAGCTTTAGAAAAGTAATAGCCAAACTTATGCGTGAAGATGAAATGACTGAAGAAGATGCAATGGAACATTTCTATTACAACATGATGGGCGCGTATGTAGGGGAAAACACTCCATGCTTTTTATTTATTGAGGGAGATCATTAGTGGCTAAGACTAAACAAGCAGAACAGAACTATGAACCAACACACAAGCGTACAAGTCAAGGGGGTAAGGTACCTAAGACTTCTTCCATGAACAAAAGCTTTAGAGCAGGATACAAAAAATATAGGGGACAGGGACGTTGAAGACCCTTATCCATGTTAACCAACATGTTATAAAGTCAAACAGAAAGAACAAGGTAGAGGAACCTGTGTTGACTGTTAAGACATACAAGAGCAACACCTATGCACATGAAGTAAATATAAAAGGTGACTCTAAAGTAGTGTACAGCCCGGACAAACCACTATCATGTGGCGCACATGTTTGGATAGAAACTCAATCGGAAGTGGAGATAGTTAGATAATGGCAGATTTTACGTGGAGTTTTTCCTCCCTAAAAGAATATATTAATTGCCCTAAGAAATATCAAGAAGTAAGAATCTTAAAGAACTATTCATTCATAGATACTCCTCAAACTATTTATGGTAAGGAAGTGCATGAGGCATTAGAACTGTATGTGCGTGACGGACAACCTTTAGCTAAAAACTATATACGTTTTAAGAAGATGGTAGATGCTTTGGTTGCTATTCCGGGGACTAAATATCCTGAGTACAAAATGGCACTAACTAAAAAAATGGAGCAATGTGATTTTGATAATGACAACAGATGGGTACGAGGCATCGCTGACTTAGTAATAGTGGACGGAGATCAAGCTTACATTATTGATTATAA